TTTACGTCCTTCCCGCGTCACTCACGCTGCCAGAAATTGCAGCATGCAATCAGGAAAACAAGAAGAAATCAGCATACAGGCCGCTTACGCGCAGATGACCGACCCCAGCAGGGCTGATACGTTTTCGCTCGTCATTAGGCTATCTGGTGGCAAGGAAATCGGACAGAAACGCACGCTATACCGCTGCCGATTCGGAAAGCGGGCGGGAAGCGGGAAAACGAGGGAGCAACGGGCAGAAGACCGGAAGGTCGCCGGGCTGGACAAATCCGGGCTGAACGGGACAGAACGGCGGCAGCACGTAGAAAACGGCACCATTCCGATTCACGACCTGGAGCAGAATCGCTATATCTCGCCCCTGATTAGCCACATCACCGAATTCAATCAGTACAAAATCATTCACTAATGAGCGCAGACTTTTTGCAGAAATTTAGCGGGCCAGGGTGGTCAGCCTTCCCCGATTCAGGCATACTGATGACAGAAGATATACGCGTCACTCACTCCGCGAAGACCAGCCCGATAGGGAAACCGATGGCCATCCCTGGCATGAGTGACGCGAAGGAGAGAGCGATGAGCTGGGGCTTCGACGATATGCTGCCGAATTACAGGGAGCAGCTAGTCAGCGAGAATGACATTGTGCCCAGCCTACTGGCCACGAAACGCGACATCCTGGTCGGCGGGGGCATTATGGCCTACACGAAAGAATACGTGGAGACCGCGCAGGGGCGGAAAGAGGTGAGGCATGAGGTAGCCATCCCTAACGTGGTGCAGGCCTTTTTCGAGAAAATCGACATTGACGAATACCTGGAGACGACAGCGAGGAATTACGTAATGCACTCAATCATGCCCGTCGAGATCATTGCGAAAAAAGACAGGCAGAGCATCGCGAGCATAAAAGCCCTGGAATGCCGACACATCCGATCAGCAGAAATGGATGTAGAAGGCAAGATTCCTGCCTGGTACTGGTCAGGGAGCTGGGGCCATCGCCGAACAGAGGGCCGGGGAGAGGTGAAATCTTACCGAATTCCTGTTTTCGATCGAACAGAAGATCGCTTGGCGCCAAAGTCTATCATCGTCATGATGGACCGCCTGCTTTGCCTCGACGAATACTACCCTACCCCATATTGGTGGGGCAGTGAGGAATGGATCAGGCTGGCCAATTGTATTCCCGAGTTTCACCTGGCAATGCTGAAAAATGGGTACTCGTTTCGAGTGCACGTTCAGGTTCCGAAAGACTATTTCTACGATAATACGCCACTGGACCTCGACAATAATGAGAACGAAGCCAGCCGCAGGACGGCCGCGACCGCCGCAAAATTGGCCTTTGTGGACCGGCTCAACCAGGTGCTGCAGGGCCACACGAAAGCGGGAAAGCTGATCATCACCGAATACGAGGTCGACAAGGCTTTGGGGAAAGAATACCCTGGGATCAAGATTACCCCGATCAGCCTAGACCTGAAAGACGAGGCTATGCTGAAGCTTTTCGACGCCTCCAACACAGCGAACATGTCCGCCCAGGGAGTTGCGCCCGCCCTGGCCAATATCCAGATGCCCGGAAAACTGGGATCTGGCAGCGAGATTCGTAATGCGCTGGCCATGCACATAATCCTGAAAACGCCAGGGCCGCGACGGCGGATGTTCTCCCCTATTCACCTGGCCAAGCGGCTGAACGGCTGGCCAGCAGACGTATATTATGACATCCGCGACACCCTCGTCACGAACCTGGACGAGGACAAAAGCGGAATCACGACCGGCACTGAGAAAGAAACTGCGCTATGAGCCTGGATCAGTACTACGCAATCCTCGAAGTCCTGCGCCGCGTGATCCCTGAGAACGCGCTTTTGCCACGCCTACTCAGTGGGTACACCAGTACGAACGCTCGCTACGTGGCCCGTCTGATGGCTGAAAACGTTGCGCCTGCACGCACACGCAGCACGCGACTGGTGACCCAACCAAGCACCGAAGAGCCCACAACGCCAGAATGGGCAGCGATGGCGAAGCGAAAAAGCAACCTATACCAGCAGCGGGCGAAGCTCAGCAATCGTTTCCACGACTTCCCAAACGACGTGACGGCCTGCGCCGACATTAGCAGGGAAATACGATTCCTGCAGATTAAGATTAGACGAGTACACCAGGAAATGGGCTATTACCGAATACACGGGAAGATGCCCGAAATCGAAGCCGAGCAGGAACGAGCAGTCTACACCGAGGCGGAGCTGATGAAACAACGCCAGGCCGTCAATTCGCAAATGACCCGCCTGCGGGCAAATCTGAAACAAGCCGCTACTTCCAAGCCTGCGAAGGTGAAGAAATGGCAGGCGCAATTAACTGAATGTGAGCAACAGCGCGAAGTCATTAATGGGAAAATTGGACAGTTCCGTCTATAACCAGGCGGAGTTCAAGAAGGCCGACATGGCCGAACGAATCAGGATGTACCTGGTCGGGGGCGGCTATAAAAGTCACTTTCAGCTACGTGATAACGAAATAGAGTACCTGGGGTACATGGAAATCGCCTACACCCTCAGCCAGGAAAACAGGAGCCAGCGCGAAGCGGTGCGGCTGCTCAGGACCCGACTAAAAACCGACCGATTCAGGGCAACGCAAGTGATGCGGGATGCCTGCAATCTGTTCGGGAGTTTCGAGGATGTACACCGCCCTACCCAGCGCGCAATGATTCGCGAAGGGCTGCTTCAGGACATTGCGCAAATAGAAAAGGAACTTGACGACGCGGAAACATCGACAGAGCGGATGGCCTGGATGAAAGTCAAGCAAGGGCATTGGAAAAACCTGATGGAACTGGACCAGGTCAGCAAGCTTGAAGACGCAATCGCCAGAGACACGAAGCTGCCAGAGATTTCTTTCACCACCGACCCCTCCGCGCTCATGTCAGCAGAGGCAGAAGACATTGACCACGAAGTGATATGAGCAAGGAAGTCTACCTGAACGAGAAGCAGATGAAATTCCTCACTGCCCCACAGAAAACGAAAGTTTTTGTGGGGGGGCGTGGCGTTGGGAAGTCTCGTGTCCTGGCCTATGGGCAGGCAGAGAAAGCGACCCTGATGCCAAGGAGCAAGGGGTTTTTGGCCTCGACGACCTACGGGCAGCTGCTGACGAAGACCTGGCCAGCCATTGCGGAAGCGTGGGAGGCCATGGGCTATGTAGAGGGGATTCATTATGTGATTGGGGTTCGCCCGCCAGCATATTTCAAGCCCGCCATCAGCCCGCCCAAACGCTTTGGCAACGTGGTGACATTCATCAATGGGCGAACCATTGACCTGATCAGTATGGACCGCCCGGAATTGGCGCGGGGTGGTAGTTACGACGATGGCGACATTGACGAGGCCGCGCTAGTGAAGCAGGATGAGTGGGCGGTCATCCTGCTACCCTCAATTCGGGGTAATAAGTGGCGATTCGGCCAGGTGAAGACGTGGCAGATGGTGGGCTTTTACACTTCCCTGCCCTGGAAAGCGGCAGGCTATTGGGTACTAGAATACGAAGACAAGGCGAAAGCGGAACCGGGCAAATACTTCTACCTGGAGGCCAGTGCCTACGACAATATACAGGTGCTTGGCCAGGAAGCGATAGACAGGATGCGCTCAGAAATGAGCTACATTCAGTTCCAGACAGAGATTATGAACGTGCGCATCCTCCAGGTAGAAGATGCCTTCTACAATAGGTTCGATCGTGATCGACACATGTACCAGCCTGGCTACCTATATGGTCAGGACAGCACGACAGGACGCGATGTCATTACCGCGACTACTGATGTGGACAAGAAGCAGTTTCTTGAGATCAGCCTGGACTTTGGCGGCTGGATCTCCTGCATGTGTGTGTTTCAAGAGAAGCCCAACAGAGAGGAGTGGATGGTGGACAGCTACTTCGTGAAGGGAGACAGCAAGATATCTGAGCTGGTGGCCCGGTTCTGCGAGACCTATAAGGAGCATAAGTACAAGCACGTACGTATGTGGGGCGAGCCACGAGGCCACGACCGCAACGCCACGAGTGGCACGATATACCAGCAGCTGGTGACGCTATTCGCCGCCCAAGGCTGGAGGGCAGATGTACATGCACCAGCCAAGCAAAGCGCACAGCACATTGAGCGTCAGCACTTCATGAGTGCAATACTAGCAGAGGAGACCAGGGGCTACCCTACCCTGCGCATGAACGCTGAGACCTGCAACGACGTCAGGATAGCACTTCAGACCGCGCAGTCGATGGCAGATGGCAAGAAAGACAAGCGTAATGAGAAGGTCAGAGAGTTCCCCCAAGAACACGCGACGCACTTTACTGACGTGGTCGACTACTACTTCGAGCAGAAGTGGGGCAAGCGAGTGACGACAGGCAGCGACGCCGGCCGGGCGAGCGAGGCCATGTTCGGGTAGCTCGCTGAGTGGAATAGCCAGCTGCTGGATCCGCTGGCATATAATACCGAATTTTGTGTTGCGTGGATCACGCAAACGCTAATCCGCGCCCTACGGGGGGGAAGAAGGTCAAGGCAAACAGAAGTTAATTTCGACCCCCAATTGGTTAAGAATCAGTACCTTTAAAAATCAAAGTAATACAATATGCAAAGCTTATTTAGCAACCAAATCAACATCGAATTGAAGGAAACGAACTTCCTTGAGTTCCTGCCATCTGCCCATCGTAGCATGGCATGGTCGAGCATGAGACCCTACGAAACGCCCGCGATGCGCGAGTATCTGGCCCCCTACCTGGGGGAAGCGTTCATGGCCGAGATCGTAACCTACGCCAACCTGCCCGATTCCGATCAGGATGTAGCCATTTTGAGCGGTTGCCTTAATCGCGTAAGATTAGCCCTCGCCTACTACATGGGCTACAATTTTACAGTAGACCAGAACGTGCAGCTTTCCGACCTTGGCCCACAGACGCAGAGCGCAAGCGAAGGCGGCAGCAGCCAGCCCAGTCAGTGGGCCTTCAAAAACAAGGTATGGAACCTGATTAGTAAAGCAGACCAGTACACCGACCAGCTACTTAATTTTCTGGAAGGTAGGGCGCGGGCGCAGGATGCAAGCTTTGAGACGTGGAGCAATGATCCGCTACGTCGTCGCCAAACCTCTGACTTTTTTACCAGCACAACGGAAGTCGACAACTACCTGAACATCGAAGGAAACCTTCGTGCCTGGAACAACATGGTTCCCAGCTTCCGAACGGCAGAATGGCGACACTTGCTGCCAGTGCTGGGATCGGCGTTCAACACAGAGCTGGTCGGGATGTACAAAACTGGTGTCAACATTACCCCGACCCATCAGACAGTAATTGTGTTGGTTCAGCGGGTGGTCGCTCATTACGGCTTACTGCTGGCCATCCCGAATCTCAGCTGCGTCATTCAGGGAAACGGCATCGTAATGGTGAGCCAGATGGATGGCTTTGACGAACGAGTGAGCAGCAGTTTGACGACTGAACAAACTGCCATTACTCGACTTCAGCAAAGCCACGAAGGCCTTGGCCGCATTGCCCTGGCCGAGCTGCGAAACTACATTATTCGCAACGCTGACAATCTACCCACCTACAAAAACAGCCCCGCCTTCATCTCCGCCCCCGATCCCGTTCTGCCGATCGGAGACAAGGATGGTGGTGCCATTTTCTTATAATTAATCCCCTACCTATGGCTACCGATATGCTAAAACTGAAAAACGAAGTAACGCCCCAGCAGGTCACCCGCCTCGCAAAAGTCGAAGGGCTGATACGGCTAAAAGATAGCCTGCAAGAAGACCTGGAAAGTGCGCGAGAAATCGTAGGCGAAATGATAGAGCAACGAAGGGAGGAAGCCCTTGCGGTAGGCATTCAGCTCGACGATTTAGACGCTGG